TTAACTTCACCAACATAATATATGTCTTCAAAGTATGGTGAATCAGTGTAAGAATAAACTAAATTAGCTGGATCTACATACTTTACTTTAGCTCCATCGTTCCAATCAAAAGTAGTTTTAGTTGCAGATATTCCTAATACTGTTAGATCATATAAACATCTTCTTCTAACTAAGTCGTAATCACTATTTTCTAATAAAACATTTATAGCTTGCTCTTCTGCTAACTCTACAGCTTGTTTGTAGTTAAGCTGCATGTGAAGCGCTAGCTCTTCTTCGGTGTCAGGTAAGGTTTCTTTTTTGTTTTTATATAGGTTTATTCCAAATTTTTGCTCAACGATATCATTGTACTCTTTAGATCTCATATCCTTTATCATTGAGTCCATAAACTCAGTTCTTTTACTAATACCATATTGATCTTGAGAAAAGGCATTAACTTCATATGACCTTTGAGCCATACCATTTACAACAATGTCTACAAATTTAGATACTATAGGTACTGGTTTCCAGTCTAAGTTTAAGTAAGACAAATCACCATTTATTGATAATTCATTTTTATATTTTTGTATTGGTTGTTCACCTCTAGCGTATAATCTTAAATGATGATACTCGTTTATATTACCATCAAATTTTGATGTTACTCCAGAAAACCATTCGTGTTTTATAGCTCTAGCAACATCTAGGCCGTATTTTTCGCTAAGTTTTTCTAGGTCACTTACTGCTTGTGATGGGAAATTTATAACAGACTCTGTCATACTTTATTTTTTATTATTGTTGATTGAAATCCTTTATTACTATATCTTGATATTGATAGGTTTAATGGTTGTTTTTCTTTTTTTGGATTTGGTCTATATAAATGTCTATTACAAGCCATTATTGCTAAACCTGTACTTATAGATGCATCATGCTTTGTTCTTTTGTTTATGTCAAACTTTGACCAATCATTTAATGTTTCACTAAAATAAACGTTACCATAAGTACCGTCTTCTAATAAACCAACGTGGTTATTGATATACATTTCTATTGCTGCGGCATGAGCCTGTTTTATATCTTCACTAGAGTTTGGTATTCCACCAACTTCTTTTTCTGCTACAGATAATTTATTCCATATTTTATCTGGTCTGTTCATGCTAAACGCTCTATACCCTCTTCTTCTTAAATAGTATAATAATCTTGGTTTATTGTTCTCTGCTAATATTGGCATACCGTAAAAAACTAGAGACATTAGAACGTCTTCAAAAAATATTTCTGCAGTTTGAGGTCTAGCTATATATTCTAAAAAGAAAGTATTAGCTGGAGCATCTTCCATTGAAAACTTAGTTAATCCGTGTAAAGCACCTTTAGATCCTCTTTTATCTACTGTTCCTGATATATCGTATGAGTCACAACCAAAAGCACCCATATGTTCATTACCTGGATACTTAACGCCACTTTTTAATATTACATTGTTTTGAAGTTTTTGACCTGGAATCCAACTTATGTTAAATCTACCATTTGGATCTGGATTAAAAACCACTTGCGTGTCTTTAACTCCGTTAACCCATTGAAAGTTACCAGATGTTAATACAGATGAGTTTCTATTTCCTTCGTTATAATCTATTTGCTCGTATATTTTTACTAAGTTAAATAAACTATTTTTAGTTTCATCTCTAAATGCATGCTCTTCTGTTCTAGGAAACTGACGATAAAACTCGTTTAAAGCGTCTTGATCGTCTTTTAAGCCTTCAGCTTCATTATTCCAGTGATCTATTACACCGTAATCTATTTCTACTCCTTGTGGATCAAATGTGGATTGTCTAGGAGCATTAAATACGGGTGCTCCATGTTCGTCAATGAATCCTTCGTAATTCCATTCCATAGGAATAAACAAAGAATATAATCCTGACTTAGTCTGTCCATTCCTGTTTCTTTTTGTAACATCTGAATTTTTGTATAAGTTTTTAAAATTCTCACCACCTTTATCTAAAGCATTACTTGTACTACCCATCATGCATTTACCTATAATCTTACTACCTAGTCGCAAGCAGGTTTTTGTAACCCTCCAGTTATTTTTTATGTTATCAGGTTTTTCCCACTTACCACTTTCATCGTGTACTAATAAAGAAAGCTTTTCACCATCATAACTATTATCACCCGTGTTCTTCCAATCAATGGTTGTGTCTAGTCCTTCCATATCATCCTGCTCTTCACGTTCTCTCATTTTTTTACGAGTAAACTTTTTAGCTGGAACCCTATAAGCTAGTTCAGACTTTGGACGATCCATACCATCTTGTATTGGTTTGAAGAAAAATGGATAATTTAAACTTATTGGTACAACTTTGTCTGTAAACATTTTCTTTGCGTCTCCACCTGTTTTAGATAATATACCAAATCTACTATCACTTGCTAGTGTTGCTTGGTTAACTGTTTCAGCTGAACTCATAAAAGAAAAACCAGAACGTCTATTTTTTAAGTAACACATACCATAGCATCTTGTGTCTGCTTTGCAAGCTTCCCAGAATATAAAGAACAATCTATTCGCTTCTCTAAAATCTGGAGCACCAACATCAATTTTACTCCATTGCAAATACATATAGTGCGTACCTGTTATATACGTTGGTTTACCTTTATTCATAAACCAAAATCCATCTTCTCTTCTTTTAAACTCTTCGTCTATATAACCGTAGTGTTTTTCTTTAAATTCTTCTGGATACTCTTGCCAATCAAACACTGTTTTAATTTTCTTAAAATCAGGATTAGCTGAGAACTGTTTCCACTTTTGTTCGTGTTTAACATCACTACAAGAATACACTTCTTTAGGTTGCTTAGGTAAAGCTATTTGAAAGCCTTGTATTTCAAGTACTTCACCAATTTGACCAGTTTTACTAATAACAACAATATCATTTTCTTTATTGTAACCGTATTTCCACTTCTTAGACTTGTTTAAGCGTTTTATTACATTAGACCTTATTGGATCTACTATCTTAAATAGAGACTGCCTATACATTACTTAGATCTACCTTCTGCAAACCCCTTGAATGTCTTCTCTTTCTTTTCTTCTACAGGCTTATCTTCAAGCATAGCCTCTTCTTCTTGGATTCTGTTTAATATTTCAAACGCATCGAATATAGCTAACTTCTTTGTAGCTGCCGCGTTCTTTAATCTATCTGCTGATATATCTTCGTCTGAATCAACTATCTCTTCTCTTGCAACTTTAATTAGTTCTACAACAGCTTTATGCCCAGCTTGGATTATATTCTTCTTCGTCTCCTTTATATTCATATTCAATTGTAATAAATTTATTCATAACTCTATAAAGTCTTTCTCCATCAATAATAAATTCGTATCTACTATTAGGCGTAAAACCAACTAACTCTGTAGTGTGAAAGTTATTAAACGTTCCGTCGCTATATTTAACAATACCAACAAGTGGTTTCTCTTTTTCAATATTAAACTTATCAACAGCTTTTATAGGTTTAACAAAGCTATAACCTGGCATAGCTTTCCATTCATCGTTTTGTTTGTAAAGAAACATTTGATCTTCAGATATTAAATATTTATCTTCTTTGTAGTATGATGAACTGTTTCTTTCTCTACCTTTTACATCATGCCATCTTCTAAATACGTTGTGGTGTACTATTACCTCATCACCCACGTTAATAGGTGATGAGAATAATAGNGGGGTAGCGATAACCCTCGCACGTCTGTTAACGAATTGGTGATTGTAAACTTCGGTGTTTAATATTAAGCTTTTGTCTCCAACTTTTTTAGAGTTATTGTATCTCTCACCTATTGGCGATACGATAAAGTTTTTATAAGCTTTCATTAGTATTCTAAATTATACTCAATAGATATAGCCATGTTTTTATTAAAGTCTTTCCAAGGTATAACAACATTTTCTTTTCTAATGTATATACAATACTTATCTTCTTCTTCTATTATATCACATATCTCATGACCTCCGTACACTTCTTGATTTACAGCGTAGTGCATAGAATCATTCTTGTAGTCTTTACCTATAGTAATTTTTCTTATAATATTACTTTTCATTAGGCCAGTTTATTTTTCCATCGTCTAAGTTAACGTCATATGTACCATATTCTTTTACTAACTTTTCTTGAAATATTTTTACTTGCTCTTCAGTTTTAGTAAGACCGTGTAAAAGGTTGTGTTTTTGAGCTTCTATTTTACCTATGTTAAATTGTATTCCGTTTATATTATTAACAACAACTTGTAACTCTTTTAAGTGTTGTTCTGATATTTTGTCAACCTTAGGTTTAAGGTCGATCACTTTTTCTTTTTTTCCCATTTTATTTAATTTTATTTAATTGTTATTATTTTTATCCAGGCCAAACGTTACCTACTGTTTTTGTTATACTACCTTCTGTACCTGAGAGATCAGCAAATAATGATAAATCGCTACCACCTACTGAAAAATCAAAAGTTTTATTAAATTTATCACCAGTGCTACCTCCACTTGAAGTTATAGTAGTTAACATATTTCTAGCGTAAAACGCGGCCCCAGCGCTCGGCTCG